TGCCAGAGAGCCGGGGCCAGTTGAAAACATGTCAGCGTTTGGCGCTGTGGAGAACGGTTACAAAAGAGCGCTGGACTATTTACAAGAAATGGAAAACATACCTGAAATCGACTACAGTCAAAGACCTTACATAAATTACGAACTTTCAACTGACCCTAATGAACCAAATAAGGTTGTTAATCGCAGTATACAATTCACTCCTATTCAAAGAGCAGGTCAGCAAACTAAAGTTACTGATGAGGCTCAAATCTTAGGTCATGAGATGGGTATGGAATTTGATACCCTGCTTGCTTTGATAGGCGCAGACAAAAACGGTAGATTACACGCTCCCGGCCAGCACCCTGTTTATAGGGATAGATGGAACCCAGAAGAAGGCCCTTTCAGTCAAGAAGAAGTTGACAAGATAATGCGAGAAAGAATAAATCGAACTCGTAATATATTTGCAGGCAAGATAGGTAGGAGAGAGGCTAGCATACATTATGCTCCTCACATAGATGAAGAAGACTTTGACTCCGAATACACTAAGGGTGGAACGAGCAACGATTCCTTAGCGACTTACTGGGGTATTCCTTTCAAGGTTGGTGGACTGAATAAGAATCCACAATTGTTGTTTGAGTTACTTCATCAGGCTACATTGCTTCACGGTAAAAATCATTTCAAGACCGACATCAAGGGTGAAGAGGAAGAAGAGTTAGATATATTTGAACAGGCTTTCGCTCAGATGCGGGCTGGAGAAGAAAAAGTTGGACCTTATGACGACGGTTATCCCGCTGACCAAGTGACTATGGATAACAAAGGGTATGAACAAAGCCTGTTCTTTATGAAGAATCCTAATACAGGTAAACTTGAACATAGAAGATTACATGAAGATAGCGATGGAGGCGAACACCTTACATTCAATACTAAAAGCGCATTTGCGCCGTTTTTACCTAGACCAATAGAGGTTGTTGATTCTAAGTTTAGCGACAAAGCACAGGTAGATTTTGCCCACCCCGAACACGCAATTAACATCCATTCTGCTGGTTTTCCTAACCACTTCAATAAAAATGTAGGAACTAACAATTTCTTTTCTCGACACGCTCAGTCACTCAATCCAGCGGTCACTAACTTACATCTAAATGAATATGAAGCAGTAGTTGACTCGCCAGAGGCGACTGATAAAGAACAAGGTGATATTAGAGATAAATTAGAAGGTAAAATAACAGGTCATTTTAAAACTCACAATCCGTTTACTTTCAGAGGCGGTCACGACCCTGCTGCTCGTGAAAAGGATGCTGGTAAGGATGCAGTCTTGATAGCGCATCACAAACATCTTGCTGGTCCTCCGGGCACACCTGTAGAGATAGGCCAAGTTCACGATGGTCATAGACCGATGAACGAAGATGTTTACTTACCGTTAACATACGGTGAGGACTATGTTAACAGAAGTCGTGCTAACAAAGTAAGGGCTGATAACCTTAAGCGCCAGATAGAGGGACTAGAAAACGCCGCCTCTCAAGAAGAGGGTGAAGCCAATCAAATAATCGAAAACAAACTTATGGATTTGGAAGAACAGTTGTCGATGATTCCTACACTTGAGCCTAAGATGTTTGGTGACAAGATGCCAGAAGGCACCAAAATGTTACTAGAAAAGTTAGAGGCTGATGACCAAGCCTATGCAGATTTAGCCAAGCAAAAAGCCGCTGAGTTTCCAGAACTGTTTGATAGAAGTCTGCCCCCTGACATAATCGAGGGTAACCTAAGACAGTTTGCTCGAATGCTAAATGATTATTTTCATCAAGCCCCCTCAGAAGCACACGGCTTGAGTTCACTCACATCCAGAGACGAATACGGCGAAAAAGAAATGAATGAGAATATGAACCCGATTGCAGAAAAAGCAAAGGACTTTGCCCATAATAGTGATGTTGTCTTTAGTATACAGGATTTTATTAGAGCAGGTGGTGACAATAACCTTGATAGATATTTAGGGGGATTGGCTGAAAAGTTAGGAATGGACCCAGAAGATTACCACACTCAGGAAACTATGAGGCATTTTTATCAAGACATCATATCTCCCTACATAAACGATTTACAGCAACAAGGACTAAACGAGGAATTGTTGAATTTCAGTATGCCTATACAGACAATTGGTAATTTTGCTAAGCATCATTTTGATACGCCAGATGCTGACTTTGGTGCGACACTTGAACAAATGAGGAAGACTAGGGGTTTTGACAATGAAGATGCTAGTAATTTAATTACCATGGTTAACAATTTAAGAAATGCATTAGTGCCACATAGAAGAGGTATGGGTGGTGCAGAAAAGGCTGGTGTCGACGAAAGAAATTATCAAATGGGTTTCGACATACATCACGCTGTCAATCCTGATGAAAGGGTGCATGACTACTTCAAAGAAAAATTAGCCGCTTTGCAGGAATTAGAAAGTAAAGCATCTACTGGCCCTAAGCGTAATAAGGTTCAAAATGATATTAAAAATTTCAAAGCAAAGATGATTAATGCTAGTCTAGTATTAGACAAAGATACCAAAAGAATGTTACAGGACAAACACGCTGAAAAATACGGTGAATCTTATAGAAAGGGTAAGCATTTCGCAAGCACTGGTAAGTCTTACAGAGCACAACAAACTCTTGATTCTTTGATTTATAGTGACCCGTTTATCGAGCCGGGCGCTGCTCCTGCCGCAGTCACCGCTAGACTGAGTGGTCGAGTCACTAAACCGATAGAACCAGTTGGGCCGAATGCTCACAACATAGTGGCTTCGACTTACAATGCACCGCTTTATCGGATGGAGTTTGGTCACAATGTTCCTGTTACTTTCGACTATAAGATAGGCAAAGACGGGAAGATAGATATAATCCCACTGCCTGAACCTATACGAGATAGGTTAGTTCAACCGACAATGGCTATATGGAGGGGAGCAGGTTTGACTGATGTTTTATATGGAACTGATTGGAACCAGCCTCTTTTCCTTCAACAAGAGCATATGCCTGCTCAGTTTAAGAATAATAGGAACGAAACTAACACGATTGCTAAGTCAGATGCTAACTTAGCAACACTTACTAATCCTGACATTATCCGCAAAGAGATAGGTAAAGGCGTTCCTATCCTACAACCGATGCATCGTATTTTTGATTTGGGTGACCTCGAACATCTGCGTGGTTTTACAGGCGACTGGATAGTATCTGTTATGCCAGAAGGTGAAAGAGGCTTTGTTAAGAAAGAGGATGATGAAATTACTTCGACCAATTTTACTTTGTCAGATGAAGACAAGAGCAACTTCAAGAAAGTAACTGATAACGATTATCACTTAGATGTGTTCAAGACCGAAGAGGGCTACTATATCTTTGATGTTCTCAAATATGATGACAAAGAAGTGCATGATGTGCCGATAGATGACCGAATTAAAATACTTAGAGGTGGTTTGGATGGTGTTGAAAATGTGCATGTTCCTAGTGCTAGCGATACTAGACTTACAGATGATGCTGGCCTTAAAGTTACAGTAGAAGACTTGCAGAAAGAGAATGAAAAGTTGTTACTTCGTGATGCAAAGTCTACTTACATGGCTGGTGAACTACGCCACCCTAAGTGGGTTTTGCTAAGTCCGGGTAATGATGTCGTGCTTAGAGTGTTAGAAAGAAGAGGCAATGGTCCTTACACTTATCGATTAGGCACTGGTCCAATTACTAAAGACGAAGAGTTAGGTGATAGGGCAGTAGAATCTGATGGTGACATCTACATGGATGTTGGCGCTGCTTTTGACAGTGAAGAAAAATACAACGAGGGTGACCATGTCAGAGTTAATGTCAGTAATGTAGGTGAGTCACAAACAGCCGAAGGTCAAAAATTGTTTACCGTAACCGGTTCTAAGATTGAAGAAGAGGCTGAGGGTGAGGGTTTGGTTAGCCAAGAAACATTGAGTCTACTTGCTAAGTCAGAAGGCTCGCAGTGGTTGTGTGAAGTCTATAGAACAGGTAGTGGTATAAGGGTCGTTATGCCTCAAGGCGATGTCGTGTATAAATGCACACAGTCGGGTCAGTCTTGGACAGCACATAGTCCGTTGGCTTCCAATAGTTATTTGATTCGTATGTCCGAAAGTCAAAGACCTTACTGGGCACCTGTTGCGGGTGCGCTGCTCAAAGCCAATGTGAATATAGCCGCTCCCGCCGAAGAGCAAGAAGATAAAGCCGAAGTTCATGAAACAGAGGGCGATGGTAAACCACTAACGCCCCCAAGAAAAATTAGGGATTCTGAATGGTGGTCTAAGCACGAAAAGGAAAAAGTGTTAGTCAAAGGTTTACAATTGGTTGAGAAACTTCTCAAGAGCGGGGTAGGGGCTGTAGGTCAGTCTAGCACTGGCACCATGGGACTCGGCATTGATTATGCCACGCCTATAGAATCACCCATGGGGCCTACTAATTTACATGACAAGAAGACTATGCCCGATTATGATGTAAGAGACATGGAAGAAGAATCTTCTATAGATGAAGATACTGAGTCAAAAGACAAGCCTAAACACATGACTGTGCCCACAGAGAGTGGTGTTGTAGAAATAACAGACGACTCTGCTGTTTTCCATACTTAGTTAAATAGTATGAGGGATGTCTATAGAAACGATGACAGCCAGTTTGATGTTGAGAACCTCCCCGGTTACTCACAATGGTAGCATCAATTTAATCAAGGCTGATAACGACTTGGTAATCGCTGGATATGCATCTGTTGAGATGGTAGACAAGCAAGGAGATTTGATTACCAGAGGCGCTTTGAAAAATGCTTTTGGCGACTTTATGAAAGCAGACGGTTATCGAAATGTTCAACTCGCACACTCTAACATACAGGTTGGAGAAGTAATTCCACATTATACTGACTCTGATGGCAGAGTGTGGAAGTCCGGCGTCGATGATGCTGGTATGTTTGTAGTCATCAAATTAAGAGATGACATAGAAAAGGCAAGAGAAGTTGCCAAAGAAATTCGCAAAGGGGCCCTTAGAGGTTTCAGTATTGGAGGACAAGCATTCAAGAGAATGCGAAAGAGTGATGCTAGTCATGGCGACTACACCGAAATCTCCAAACTGGAACTACATGAGGTCACTATTTGCGAAAAAGGTATTAACCCGGAGGCGACATTCCGTATATTGAAGGAGGATATTGATATGACAGAAACAGATACAATGGCAGAATTGTCAAGTGTGTTAGACAGACTGAATGGCCGCCTAGACGCAATGGAGAAGGGCGAACTTGCGAAAGAAATGGATGACAAAGCCATGCCAAGGGGTCTTAGAGAACACATGGAAGACAAAAAAGATAAGAAAGACGAGGCGAAAGAAATGGCTGATGAAGATAAAGATGAAAAAATGTATGGCGCTGACCACAAAGGTATGCATGGCGAAATGGCAAAGGGTGAAGAATACTCTGATATCATTTCTAGTGAATATCTAAATTGGATGGAAAGCACTCTGAAATCTCAGGGTGTCGACATTGGCGGTGCTCGTGCACACTTCGACGGAATCTCCAAGGCTAACCTAGGAAGCACACCTGAACAAATTGGTGACGGTGCTGATTACTTCGGTGGACAAGTAAAGGGTCGAGCCCAAGAAGGCGGCTCTCCTTCTACTAACGCAGTTGGTAAACTAAACTCTGGTGGCGGCGAAGGCGGCGCTGGAGCAGTATCAAAAGGCTACTTGCACCCAAGTATAGTCTCTCCTACTGATGTAGAGGCAGCCTACGAAGTTTACAAAGCAGCGGCTCTTGAAGAACAATTCAAGCACAACCTAAGCGGCGTATTCGCTGACAGGCTAAACAAAGAACTTACTCAAGAAGCAAACGCAAGAGAGGCGGCTTCATTCGATGCAAGAACACCACTTGCTAACATCGAAAAGGCTCTGTCTGACTTGAGTAACAGAATAGACAACATTTCCAGTGCTGCTCCAGAATCACCGATTCGTAAGAGTAGTGATATGGCCAATGTAGAAATCCCATCTACTGAGGCACTTGGAAGCATGAGTTGGGATGAAGTTCACCGACTCGCAGGGAGTGTATTTACCAACTAAGGAGGAATATGAATGGCAAGAAATTATATGAGAACAGTAAATGATATGGAGCGCTACTACTACGGTGCTGGACAAAGCATGGGATATTCCTACACAGGTTCAGAACTATTGAAAGCAGATGCTCCTCTATTGAGCACAACAGCAGGAACATACCAAGCAATCTACGGTAGAAAAGTATGGAGTCAGTTGAACCAAGAGTTCAACGCTTTCTCTATCCTACCTAAGAAGCCATGGGACAGAAGTGGATGGCGTGTAGTAACCGCTAAGCCTTCTGCTACCGTTGGCGGTGGAATTGCAGAGAATGGCACTCTACCAGAGACCCAAAAACCAACTTTCCAAAATGTTGCAGCAAAGCCAAAAACCATCGCTCATTCATTCGATATGTCTGAGGTAGCAATCTTCCTTAACGACAAGGATGACGGTCTAGGTGACATTCGCTCAGTATTGAAAGAGGAAATGGGTAAGCACCACGCAGAGATGATTAACAAGATGCTACTTAGAGACGCTGACAACCCAGCAGGTAATGATATCGAGTCGCTTGACCGAATCACCGCTGCTCACGCTGGCTCTCTAACTACCAGCACAAGTGCAATTGCAGACGGAACAGGTCACATCAGTGCAGCAACTGACTTAGATATCTATTCAATAGACCGTGAGGCTAACGCATCATGGGCTAACGCTGAGATGTCGGTTAACGGTGTTTCTGGAACTCCTACTAACAGAGTTCTATCTCTTGACCATTTTGATGAATTATTCAGGAAGATTTGGCAGAGAGGTGGAAATCCAAAGGTTATGCTGATGGGCTATGATACTTTGATGAGGCTTCAACAACTATTGCAGAGCCAACAGAGGTTCATGGAAGAGAAGAGAGTAGTCCCAACTTACAACGGTGTGAAGGGTGTTCCGGGTATGGAAGCAGGATTTATCGTGGCTACTTACAACGGTGTTCCAATTATCCCATCCAAGGATGTGGAGGCTGACGGTATTAGCAGAATTTACATGCTAGACACTGATTACATCTACTACAGCACTGCTAAACCTACACAATACTTTGAGTCCGGTATCGAAACTGGTGACCCATTCGCAATCAACAGATTGGGTCAGGAAGGACTTTACCGAACCATGGGTGAAGTATGGACAACTTTCTTTGGAGGTATGGGTTCAATCCGTGACCTACAATGAGGATAATGATGGAGAAAAAAATATTAGGAGATGATTAAATATGGCAGCAACAACAGGAGCAAGCGGAATTATATATACAACTTTGAACAGTGCAGTTTTCACAGAAGACTTAGTTTTAGACCTATATGCAGGGACACCAGTCGATGATACAAATTGGTTGGATGGAAATGCAGGTGGTTCTTATCCGGGTTCATTAGCAGGTTTTAACGCCTCTAACACCGATGGAAACGCAGTAAAGGGACTTAAACTAGTTATGGGAAGATTTACCACAGGGTTAGTAAACAATGAGACACTGATTTTATCTGGTAATGCATCGAGAATTCAGGCAGTAATCGTAGGTGACAACTCTACGGCAGCAGCAGGAGTGACACTAAAAGAAGCAATCAGCGCTAGCGGTGTAGCGACTTTCAAGGTAACTGGAACATCCGATGCATTAGTAACTTGTTTGATGATAGTGGCTTGAGGTGAGGAAACTTGCCCAAGATAACCTACATAGGTTCTAACCCTTATCTCAAATTGCGAGACGACACAGAAATGTATCGTGGCGAAGTTAGAGAAGTTTCCCAAGAGTGGCTTAACAAATACAGACACTGGGCAAGACAAAAGGGTCCTAAGAATCTAATCATAGAAGGCGACGAAGGTATCACAGCAGACGAAGGAAACGACGGACTACCCGATTCAGGCTGGACTAAGAAAGATATTACAGGTTGGTTGAAAGACAAAGGAGTAACTGTAACAGGGTATGCTACTAAAGCAAAACTCTTGGACAAAGTAAAGACCACACTCAATCCACCGGCTCCAGAGCCAGTGGTTGAGGAGGTCGCTCTTGAGTCTGTAGCAGAAAAAGTTGTAGAAGAAACTATAACAGAAGACACTATCGTAAAGACAGACGGAGTTGAAGAATAATGCCGATAACAATAGACCCAAGACCGCATGTATTAGGTGATTTACTTATGATAACAGGAACAATTGACCCAAGAGATAACACCGGATTAAGCGGTAGTATCTCTTATGACGGTCTACTAGGCACAGTGCTTGCAGCGGGTGGACACTTGTTATCTACTTTCTCTACGGGCGTTGTAGTTGACGGTAATTTTACCGCAGGCGCAAACAGTATAACTGTCAAAACTACAGATGCTCGCACGATTTTTAACAATCAAGAGGATGTTTATTTTGAAGACTCAGGGGTATTGAAAAGATTGGGAACTATAGGGACAAACGGTTTGACCAACTTGGGCGCAACAACTATACCATTCACTGGAAAACTTCTTCACGATGTATCTGATAACACAGTGCTCAGAAAATTCGGACCTAATACCGGGGCGATAACTCTTAAGTCCGGTGACTTTACTGTAAATGTAGATGAAACAAACAAAAGAGTGGTATTTAGTCATGGAAGCGATTCTGCTACTAATACTAATCTTAAGAATGTAGGTAGATTTTTTATTCTGGGTAGCAGGGCTTGATTCACCCAGTGAGGTGTCTTAAATGGGCAGTGCAAGTCTAGGTAACTTAAAATCAAAAGTCGTTGGTCCTTTACCACCGGGTGACTTTTCAGGAGCAACTGCTATTCAGACTCTTTTGGATGCAGGCTTTGATGCTGTAACAGATGCTAACACAGCCGACACCATTGTTGGTATAGAAATGCTTAATGTTCTAGGAAACGCTTATTTGGTAATCATTTACAAAGCGTGATGAGCAGACATGCAATCGTTTGGTAATCTTGGCCTTGACGATATAAAGCGTTTACAAAAGCGTGGTATCAGGCTAGACGAATCATATGGTGCATCCATTAGAACCAACGAAGATAACCCACTTGCTGGGTTTACTATGAAGCAGCGTAACCGTAACAAGAATGCTGGCGATGTTCTGAACATTGGTAGCGGCACACGATGCAAACATTGCGGTATGCTTTACTTCTGTTGGGTCGATAAGTGTAGGACATGCGGCAAACAAATGGACTTCAATCTAGGAGTGAAAGAGCAGTAGATTTAATCATGTATCGTGTCATGGCTTAGTTAAGGGGATGACAGATGCCTGTAGTATTTTCACCCGGAGAGCCTGAGACTCGCCCTCTTGACCCTGATGCAATAGTCTATACTACTGCCCAAAAGGTAGCAGACTTACTTGGTATTGGACCTAGTGAAGCGGTGGCGGCTAGCGCTAATTCTGTGTCTGATGGCGTGTTTGTCACTGGTGGCGATTTTAGAAATGTAGGATTTAGCGCCGGAGACACAGTGCTTGTTTACAGCGATACAGACCCTTTAGGCGTAGAATTGAACATTACATCTACATCAAACGGCGGCGCTAGTGGAGTCAAGTTGGTCACCGACACATCTTTTACTCACGGCAATTTTACTACAGCCGCAAACACCTTTGTCGAAAACCAAGCCTCGTTCACTAACGGCAAAACTCGTGGCATGAAAAAGTCAATAGTCGAAACCAGAATTAAGGAAGTTCAAGACCGTATAGACAACTATACTCACAACGCTTGGAGGCCATATCTTGTAGCGGCAGAGTATCTTAATTTTGATACATACAAACCATACAGGCGCCGATACTTTACTGATTATGTCGGAACTACGCCATTGCTGTTTAGGAATGTCCAACAGATGCTAAGAATAGAAATGTGGCAAGGCGAAGATTACAGAGAGATATGCGGAGCAGAGGTTCGTATAACACTTCCTGATGATTTAACTACGACTGATGGTAATATTGCACTTTCACCCGGTAACGGTAGTTCTGCTTTACTTTCAATAGGAACTTCCTCGACTACTTGGAGAAAGGATTTTGACAAGGTCACTGCTGCTCAAAACTTAGCCGACCTGATTAATAAAGAAGATAGGGTAAGTAAGGCTGCTGTAGAGTTTGCTCCAGCATTCACACTCGAAGGCTCTACATCTAACATCGCAGTTCACAACGAGTTTCTTGCTTCGGCTAATGCTGATTACGGTAATGGACAACTCAAAGTTACGAGCATGAGGCAGACTAAAGGTGGAGAAAAATGTTCTATTGTAGCATCTAGTGGCATCGATTTGTCACAGACTTCAACAGCAACTGCTACATTTGCTAGTCTCACTACAGAATCAGATGGTTCTAAAACAATCGCCGTAGATTCAACAAGCGGTTTTCTCAATTCAGGCGTATGCATAGACGCTAGTGGAGATATATTCAGATATACAGCAAAAACTGCTACAACTTTTACAGGATGTGCAGCAGTGACAGGCACTTTAGGAGCAATCGCAGGAACTATAACTCAGCATCAATTTCAATTGGACCTACAAGCAGGTTCGTCTAGTGGTGACCAAGCAAGACTGCGTGATTGGTGGTTAGATGCAGAGATGGGTATAATTTACTTTAACAATTCCTATCCTTTCTTTGAGCACAACTCTGTCAAGGTATCTTACATCTATGGTGAAAGATATCTTGAAAAAGCCATAGAAGAGGCTGCTACTAAGATGGTAGCGGCTGACTTGTTGCTATCAGATGACCGTAGCGTTTTGATACCGGAGGGCGGGCAAAATGTGGATTTAGGTTCTAAGATTCAATTGTTTAGAAAAGAAGCAGAAGAACTGTTAGCCCGCTACAAAGAAGTGGTGGTGTTCTCCTAATGGTTGCTACATTCAAAGAGCCACTTGAAACCGTCATTGACATACTCACAGCCAATCATGATGCTGGGACAGGGGCCGGTTGGAACAGAGGCAACACTGACAATGTAAAACCAATAATTGTAGACATTGCCAACGAAACGCCTGAGAGAGGGAAGCGTGTCGATTTGCAGAGGCACGATTACATACTGTGCTATGAAACAGCGCAGAACGAAGAAGTGCCTGATTTGATGTATAATTTTGTAACTACTCGTTATAATATCACAATAGATATGAGAACATCAAGGGGTCGTTCAAGATTGCGAAAAATGGAAAACGAAATGAGAAGAGTCATCCATGTAAATCGCAAAGGCGACGGCATCAACTTTGACCGCATGGTGCTCAAAACCAGAACTGACTTATCAGACCGAACTAAGAAATTGTTCAGACACACATTCCAAGTAGAAGTAGTTATACTAGCGGAGTTGATACCGTGAGTTTTGGTGCTCATTTCAAAGGTGATGTCTCTGAGGTTGTCATGGGACATGAGACTAGTTTGATGATTGAGCACGGTGAACCATGCACATGGACTGCTACAACAGACCTTACTAATCCAACTCACACAGAGATAGTATTTGCCGGAACAGCATCTGGTAACGCTAGTGTGTTTGAAAGCGCCAAGGCTGCATTGAAAATACCCGTAGGTATGTTAATCGGTCAAAAGATGTCATTTCATTCTACTGCATCTGGTCAAAACAATTTCTCTCTGTTTTACTACACCGACATGAAAAGTAGACTCTATACAATCATAGACCATACCTTTGACTCTGTTACTAAAATAAAAATAGTCCCCGCTCTTACTCAACCGACCATCAATAGTGGAACAGGCGACAGTATATTCTTTCACTCAACAGGGTTACCAACAGTTGCCGGAAACAACGAAACCGTATTACACGCAAATGCCTCTGATACAAAGGAGGCTAGTTTGATAGACGGCTTCCTAGGGTTGGCTTCGTTCATGACATTGCCTGACACTAAGGTAGATTTGCACAGTTATCATGTAGTTGGTTTGGGTAGACAAGTCGCAGTTCAACAAACAGGAAAAGTCCATCACATGGGCGGTTCTATAGAAATGCCGCTACATAGTCCAAAGTGGCTTTACTATAGCCTTGGTAGAGAAGTCGTTGACCAGACAGCCTGTGGAATCGCATCTTCTGGTTCTGCGGTAAATCCATTGAAAAATATACATCCGGGTCAAAGCCATGTTGATGTTGCTAGCCTTACTATAAAAGGTGCCACTGCCGCAGTAGGTAATTACTTACTTATCAAAGATAGCACACTAGTTCCAACTACTACTTACAAAGCGCCAGATTCAGGGGCCAGTAGCAATATTTACTGGCCAAACGGTGCAGGCTTATCATCAGACGCTCATCACTTTGAGTGGGCAGAAAGTAGTGAATGTAGAAGAATAAGTGCAATAGAACAGATATCTGGAGGCTTTCGTATTTATGTTGACGACGGATGGCAGTTTGAACACACGACTTCTGACAGTATAGAACTTAGAAAATACTATGATGGACAAGATGATGGAACTCTATCTCCAGAACCATTTGGTAGCCCTCATGTAGGAACTAATAAAAAAATACTCAACCCTGTTAGAAGATTACTGTTCTCTGGTGAAACTGTGCCAAGTTTTTCTATAGAACACAGTGTAAGGACTAGGGACCTAGGTTCATTCAACGCTGCTAACGAGACTACGATAGCGCCCGGCTCTACCGGAGACACCAAACAGTTGACTAGAATATTCAAAGGGTGCAAGATAGTTGAATACGAATTGACTAGCACTGTAGACGCCGAACTAAAGTATCGTGCTGTATTCGACGCTCTTTCTTGTTATACTGATACAGGTAGACTAGAAAGCGCTAACAAGGGAGACAGATACACTGCTAATCGTATGTTTCAAAACATTGCCACAGGTCTGGCTGAGAAAAAGGCATCAGGTATAGCAAAAGGCTCAGAAAAACCGTTTATGTTTTACAACGGGACAATCAGCGCTTTTGACCAAAACTTAGGATTCGTTAGTGCATTTGAGTTAAAGGGTAAGACAGGTGTAGAAGTTTTCCACACTATCCAAAGCAACCCGATAGCCGAAACGGTAAACTCTGATAATTTAAGCACGAAGCAAATTCCTTATGGCGGCACTCGTAACGCATCAATAATTAGAGAGGGGAAAGAGAACTTCGATATGGAAGTTACTATTGCTTTACAAGATGCTGCTCTTTACCATGAGTTAAGAACTCACATACAGCGTGGTGGGACTGTTGGTGCAACCGGGGGCACTATCATGCTGCACTTTACAAAGCCGGTATCAACGGGCTCTGGCACAACCCCAAGTTTGAGAATCATTGCAGACGATTACTTCATAACTGATTTAGCAATACCTGTGCCTGATGACAAGGGGCTTTTGTTCACTACGATGCACATAAAGCCACAAAACATCAAAGTAATTAGCGAGGATACGATTTACCATTGTTGAGGAGATAATATGCCCATGAGAATAAGACGCTCTATGAACGCAGTGTTAGAGGCTGTTTTTTACAGGCAAATGAATGACAATATACAAGAAGAAGAGGAAGAGGGTGGAGAATACCTCTTTGACCCAGAAGCAGGGAGAGCCAGTGATAATCCATTCGCTCACCTGAAACTGGAGGATAGCCCCTTGGAAGAGGCACTATCCGACGAGGAAGTGAGTAAGTATGTCACAGGAGAACAAGAGTAAGATAACGATAGATGGCAAACCAATAGAAGTTAGTAAGCGGCGATTGACTTTTTACCACATACAAAAAGTGGCTCCGCTGATGATGCATGGTAGCCTAGATTTTTCAGACTACTGGCGGCATGCTTTCGGTCACTGGCTTCATTATACAAATCCAGATGGGCAATCTATAGAACTTGACATAGAAAGCCTATCACCAGAAGACGGTAAGAAACTTACCAGCCTCCTACCAGACCCAAGTCAGGTTATGGAATGGTTAGTTTTTCGGCCAGCGAAGTCGGACAAATCAAGCACTTCATCAACGGGAGACCTTTGAGTGACCGGCTTCGCTATCAAAAACAAGCAATGGAATATCTACTGATGACACACTACAGCATGACACTAAAGGATGTGAGAAATTTGAACATACACGATGCTAAGCAACTGCTTTACTGGGCTCAAGCAATGCAGGGTGAAGAGCAGGCTGCTGAGAACGCAGTTTATTTGGGGTATGACATCTTGGCTAGATTGGAGGAAGACGAATGGTAGAAGAAAACATAGACCCTCGGACTGTAGAGTCCATGAAAAAGTTCAGCGACTACAGTAAGTCAGCCAAAGAAAACATGGAGGCTTTGCAGCAACAAATGGACAAATTCACCAAATCTATGGCCATGACTAAATCAAATACAGTCGATTTGACAAAGTCGCTCAAAGACATGAGTAACACACAGCCTATGCAACAAGCAATAGGTGATACTGCAAGCCCTGCTGGAGGCGGTGGTATAAGCCAAGAAACAAATGTTACCGTCAACCTCAAGATAGATGTTAGTGGTGTTACAGACAAAACCGACAAAAGAGCGCTGGCTAAAGAAATAAGTGCTATGGTGTCCAAAGAACTCAAGTCTAAGATTGGCGGCTCGTTAACTCAAAGCGGTTTTAGTAGGAGTGGATGATTTGAAACCGGGAGAGAGAATGCCTATTCGCCTCGTTCAAGAGAACGGCGAAACAATTTCTCTTGACGCAACTAGTGTAGATATAGTAGTAGAAAGACAAGTAAGCAATTTCGGTATTCCTTTTTTTGATGCAAAAAAGATGGGTATAGATTTGAATCAAGCGTCTGTGTCTATAGAGGTTCAAGGCGTATTTGCCGATGAGACTGGGCAAGAAGAGAGCGCACAATCTCAGGCAATCATAGATTTTTATCAACCACAAGCGTTGCTTAGTGATGATTTGTTTGCTGGCAAGGGTGGAGGAATGTCCGACAAAGAAAAGAGTATTTATAATCAGAAGAAGAAATCCACTGACCAGACAGGTAGGGGTAGTAAAGAAACTGTATCGGGACAAGGTAAGGGTGGTGGGGTTGGAAACTCAGGAACAGCGTTAGTTATTCCTGCTTTACACAGCATAACAACCGATAACTGGGATACTCGTTATATCGATTTACCTGTGGCTTACTGGGTAGAGCAAAATCAGGTTTTGGACAATCCAAGCAAAACAAATTTACAACTTTGGCTGAAAGGCGAGAATTACTCTGATGGGACTTGGACAGATGCTAGCGGCTTTGCTAGAAATGCCACTCAATCTAATAGTGCAAACAAACCATTTGCCGTGGAAAACGGAGTGAATGGCAATGAATATGTGTTCTTTGCAGGCAGCAATGACTTTTTAGAAATACCCTTTGACTCTGCTCTAAATAGCAAAGAGTTTACCATATTCATAGTGGCAAGTTCAAACTCTTCTAATGATAAGCCTATATTAGATTCTGAAACAGATGGCTACGGTTTATCTTTACAAGCGAGCGGGCTATCCTCGATAGCGTCTTCAAAGTTTACCGCTCGATGGGTAGATGGAGGTGGCCCAGATAGTAAAGATTCATCGGCTTTTGTTATTGGTTTGAACAGATTTGATGCTGGTATATTCGCATATACTATGGAAGACACTGACTCTGACAACACTTCGGACAAAGTAAACATATTCTTTAACGGAGCGAATGTAGGCACAGAAGCATTTGGAGTTGATTATACACCTGCTACTAGCGGCGCTCTTAGAATTGGTTATGATGGTAGTAACTATTTCAAAGGGTCAATTTATGAAATTTTGATTTACAATACTGTTTTGTCTGATGAAGATAGGCAGAATGTAGAAGGCTATCTTGCTAGAAAATACGGTCTAAATTTAATCATGGGTAAGTATAAAGGCACGGGTCGTTATTCAAATCAGACAGAACACATAAGAGTTGTATTTGATAATCAAATGATAGGCTCTAAAGTAGAGCCGTATGGTTTTCTCAATCAAAGAAGAAGAGCCACCACTCAACAAGCGATAAACAGTATGAGGTTGAATCATCCCGGTTCAGCACCACCTAATACCTTGGTTTCGACGCTGACGGTAGACGGAGACCCACGCACTTGGTTTGAGACAAGTAATCCTCGTAGACATAGAATAACATTTAGCGCTAGTGAGGGGGGCTATCCTGTTAGACAAACAAGCGGCGGCGATGATTACCATGGAGAAGTAGTATCTGTAACCTCTAATACAATCACTGTGCATTTTAACAAAACTGGAGGAACGCATGCTGACAACGATTTCATATTTATCGAGCCAGTAGATTATGGTAGGGCTAGTCTAATCGGCACAGATGTAGCACCTGTATGGGTTTTGCCTATAAGAAATGCTGATACATATATTAAGGGAATTATTTCAGAAGAAGCGATAGGCCCATCTCATCCTGATTTTCAAGACACTAGTGTTAGGAACGCCGCTGACCATGGTGCTGATTTGACAAGAACTGATGAGTATATCACATTCTTACTATCTAAGGCACTGACATCTACATACGCACAGTTGGGCAGAGACATAGATTCTGCTGGAAGCACGCCTACTCTAAACAATATTTACACCACTAGTATATCAGAATCATATCATGGACACAATGCAAGGTTAACGATAACACAAAAGTATGCCACATCGCTTGGTCAAAAAAATAAAATACATACTAACCTAAGCGCAGGTCTTATTCCTGTCATACAAGATTTTTCAGGAGGTAAGGCTGGTAAGCAGGTAAAAAGTGCTGGTGATAAAGTGCAAGATTTGTTCGGTATTTTAGCGAACAGTAATAACTTCTTGAACATACAAAACAGCAAGTCTGAATTGTTAGACAGTATAATAGATGCCACTACTGGATTTGTTCAACAAGAGATGTATGACGAGGATTACCAAGGAGACTACATCAGGGGTATACAAATACCTTACAATACTTTGGCCACAAAAGGTGACGATACTCTTGATACAGAAGTGGCTCAAAGAAACTTTTTCCTGACCACGACTAATGCACGCACCTCCGATAAGATGTCGACGGCAAACGATAGACACGCTAGTCGTGCTTTTTCACACACCGCTGAGGGGCATGAAAAGAACGGAATCAGTGGTTTAGTAAGCGATTTCAATGTGAATAGGGATGCTGCTATGAAGGCTTACGAATTCAGTTTGGTATTCATAGCGGCTGATATAATATTGTGAGGTGATAAAATGGCAATACCGATTAGACTAACTATGGCAAACGGCAATGACCAAATTGATTTAATTGCCCAAAGCCTAGATATGTCAGTTAATAGAAATGTCAGCGCTTTTCCTACACCTAACAATCTATTACAGAGATTTGCAGTAGATACGAATGTCCCATCTATCAAAATAGACATCAACGGTATATTCGTTGACGATGAGGGGTTGGTTGTAGAAGGTAGTAATAATGTAACAGTTGACGCAAATCCTATGAGAAGTATGATAAATTTTGGTGCGCTTTTACCTACCGAGCCGAATTCTTTTAACGCAGTTAACGGCGGAGGTCCTCTTAATTCATTCGAGTTCAATTCTACGGCTGATGTCCCTAAAGGTCAGAGCAGCACCATCAATCTAGTAGCGCCCGCCGGGGGACTATTTGAACATGCATCTAGGGCTACCGAAGAACTCAATGTTAGGCCTCATACCAATTTCAAAACTTCAACAAGTTACTCATCAGGCTTTACTCAAATTACACTAACTAATTTTTATGCTACGGCACAATTAGTAGTAGAAGATGTGCTTAATGTAGGCGATAGATTAGTTAGAGAAGACGGTAGCCTCATTGGTTTTATTCAATCTATATCTAACAACACTATTACTTTTACAACTTCTTCCTCAGTATCTTTAGCATCTAATGAAAGAATATACCAATCACTTAGAGTATTCAATCATATGGGTGAAGATGTGGGTTACGCAGATTATTTGATTGACGACCCAGCCGTAGATGATGGTGACACTGCCCTTTACACACTTGGCTTAACTGCTGTCAATGAAGCACTGATAAGGCAAGGTATGCGAGTAACAATAAACTCACAAAATAGTGCTTTGCAGCATTTTAATTCCCAAACGATTAAAATCATTCCTAGTTATTGGTTAGAAAATCCACCGTTTACTGGACTACTATACGATACAGTTATGCACATAGGCTCTCAACACAGTCTCGTAGATACCAGTATTCCTAGCGAAAATATTCCTAGGGCAGGAATAAGATTAAAGTTTGACTTCAACACGCAGTGGAACGGACTTACTAACTTTGGAGTAACTGTGTCAAGTGGCTCAAATCCATCTTTGCTTAGAACAGGTGGATTAGTGAGAATGGGTCTAACGAATGATGTGGCATCTGCCGATGCTGTGATAAATGTCCCAGTTCAAGATATAGACTTGGCCAACAATCCTGCCCTCGCAATGGCTACACTAGTCAAAAGTGCATTTGAAATATCAGGGGATGTAATAGATTCAGTGACAACTGGCTTCAATCCGGCTGGTGGAAAAACAATTAGTGACGCTTTTACAGTGCAACAAAACGGTGTAATGTTAGCGTTTATACAAAGTTACAATCCTGCTACAGAAATAGAACATCCTAGTTTGTTGAGTAAAAATCTTAGACAACTTTTCAGCGGTGTCGAGTTTCAAAGTAGAAACAGTCCAAAGAGTCAGGCAAAAAAATCCGCAGGTGACAAGGTTCAAGATTTGATAGGGGTCGTATCTAATGCTAATAGGAACAATGATTTGTTAAGAGGTATACAAATACCCTATGATAGTTTAGTGACAAGCACAGGGATTACAGGTGTTGCTAGAAACTTCTTTACCACCTTTGGTGAAATCATACCTACGGAAAAAGGGTCGGAGTTCAATACAAGAAGTGCATCAAAGAACATGCAAAATTTATTACTTGGTATGAGCGACGGTGGTTCTGGAGATGAGAGCCCCGATAGTTGGTATGACAAATTTATAGAGCCGTTGATACCAAACGAAATAGAATCTATTTTTGGTTTTTTAGTGGGTGCAGGTCAACAATTGTGGATAACTCTCACTGACAAATCACCCTCTGGTAATGCTGGTGGTATAAGAATAATACCGGAGAAACTTCATGTGCGTTATGATGCTGGGAACAACTACTACGCATTCAATCTTGAATTGATGGCCTCTGATTATGTAATAGGTGTATGATATGAGTTTGTTGGTGAATGCAGGTTATGGGTTGAAATTCAACGGTATCAGTGATAGCGTTATAGTCCCAACTAACAATTCAGATTTACATGGTAAACAAACAACAGAAAGAAAGAGATTACCTACTACATTGAACACATTTACTCTCGAAACATGGTTTGTGCCAGATAGTGGTGGCACTATATTTGAACAAGACAATGTTATGAGATTGAGTGTAGGCTCTCCAAGTAGTTCGGCTCCAGCCATTTTTGAAGTGAGATTACAAAACAAAAACACCGGTAGAGACTCAGTCTACACGCTTTCTAGTGCTAAGCCTGTAAACAAAGCCAACGGCGATTTGGCTTACTGGGATGGTATTCTTTTCCCCTCTGTCAACTCAGTTATTTCTGGTTCTAATTTAGGCTCAGATGAAGACAGTAATGATGTTACTGCATTTACAGAAGGAAGTAGAGAACTACTAAATGTGACAGTAACATTCGATAGGAGAATACTGTCTATGCATGTAAACGGAGATTTACTCGTCGAGCAAGTATTAGAGGAAGAACATCAACTTATTCCGCAACAAAGTCAGATGTTTTTAGGCGGTAGAGGTGGAGATTTCAGAGGAACGCTTGAGACAATACATCTTTCTGCTAACGCAGCAGATTCTGGCAGAGCCGATTTTGCACCTGTAAAGAGCGATAACACACTAGGGTTGTGGCGTTTCGAGGAGCCAATTGACCCGATATCTACTAGAGTAACTACACCATCTTTGACCGCTTCTACAGGACTCACTTCTACAATCACCGTTAGCGCTAGTGCTGCTAAGTCCTTGCTTCAAGAACTTACAGGTGGTAGCGGAGATGCTTTTCAAAGTTTTCAAATAGCACCTTATAGTGCTGGTAGTTATTCCGTTAAAGTTTACAGCGCTACCTCTGTTACTAACAGAGAAATAATCAAAGTGCCATATAACTTACTTATCAACCCTCTTGGTTATGACGAGAAAACTGGTAAACCAACAAACAAAGCACCTGAAAGAGTAAGGCTTCATTCTATAAACCCAACTAATGGAGAAATAAAAGTATCGTCTATTCACCTAGATTTTTCGGCTAATCCAACCAACGGCGAAAGAGGACTGTTGATGAATCATGATGCCGGTGAGTTCGTCGTTATCACCGGAGATTGTATTGTAGACGCTGGTAACGGTAATGTGTTTCAACCACAGGGCAGTGGCACACAATTTTCTCAAAGACAAGGTCAGGTAGTTATAGACGAAAGTGACTTTGAAAATCACGGAATAGTGTTTTCTCTGAGCATGGCCATAGACTCTCATGAGTTCAATCAGTTCTCAGCAAGTGCTACTAACATGGGACAAGACTTCTTGATTGGGCACACAGGAAGGCACATACTCAATCATGTTTCAAGTCACCCGTTCATGGGTGTTCTTCCTCCGACTGAATCTCACACGGTAGAAAAGAAACTAGATGCAGGTAGCGATGTGGTAAACGCTACATTTGTATCACAATATGGTAGTATCAAAGATATTATACCCGTGAATTCAGTTATATCTAGTTTTGACGAACATGGTCCAGTAGCACTAAAGGACATAGTATCGTCTTCAAGAGTTTCTGTGTTGGTAGAGAATGGCATGGCAGACATTGATGATACACAAAGAGGCCTGTTGGCTTTAGGCGGTCCAGAATTTGATACAACGCCGTTTTTACTAAAGTCTATTTCATCTACAGATTCGAGTAGCAACATCAAGTCAGTAATACCTTCTATAGAAAGTAGAATTGCGACTTTGATATTGCCAGAATTAGAAACATACGATTATGCGCCGTTTGTGCAAATTCATTATAACGCTGTAGATAGAACAGGTGAACATTTTGATGTAAGAGCAACATCTAGGTTGACAGCCAACATATCTACCGCTACACTGACTCTTCAAAGTGTCAAAGCGTTTGGTGAAGATGGTATGGTCATACCTGCTCAAAGAATTTCTATAGAAGGGCATAGTCCGTTTACATCTGCTACAAATCAAACTGCTAAAATAAATCATTCTGCTAAGACTATAGTCTTCTCTGCTACACCAAACAATAGTAGTTTTAACAGTGCTGCTTTGAGTGACGCAATTGTAAAGTTTGCAGACAACTCTCCTAAGTTGTTAGTAAGTAAAACCTTACCTGATGTAAGCACCATAGTCACAGGCTCAACTCGTATAATCGATTTGATAAGAGACGGTATGGCAAATAGACCGCTGGGTATAGTAGCGCCCGGAGGAATGATAACATTTGATACTCCAGATATGTTTGGTTTTACTGACGGTGATTTGGAAGGCGAAGACTCGGAAGGCAATGTAGGTGATGACCAGTTAGATTTGAGCATGTGCCCGACTAACTATTTACCTAGAGTAAGCACAGATTCACCTCAAACTATACCTCAAGCAATTAAAGTGGCGAGAACAGAGTTGGCATCTAGGTCTTCTAATTTTCACAGAGTTTTAGTAAAAAGCAATTTGATAAAATCTAAAGACTTTTCAGAAGTTGCTGGTGTAAGATTTAGAAATCCAAGTAACGGAAGAAGAGGCAGAGTAGGTTTATTCATCAATAATGTAGGAGGTTATTCTGCTTCTACTAGTGGTGCTATGACTGTTGATGGTGGAACAGCCAATCAATTAGTCGCAGTAGGCAATATAATCTTCAAGGCAGACGGTAAGCGTTTAGGAACAGTTACTGCTGTCACTAGTAACAGTATTACTATTGGGGCAGGCACCATTGCCGCTGTTGTAGATGATGATGAATTGTTTATTGAACCACAATCAGCGGGTAGAGGTAGCACTAATCAAAGCACATTGGTCCATGAGTATTTTGACATAATCGAACACAAATCACAAAACAACACGACTAGTTTGGTTTTACAACCTACTGATAGGGCTCGCTTTGCTCAGTTGTCAAAGGCAGTGATAGACGGCGGTATAAGCAATGTTGTAAGCATAGAACATCTTATGTCAAGGGCTAGAGTGTTATCGTTTGGCAGTGATAATGACGGTAACATGGCACTAAGAGCACACGGACTATTGAGCGATATAGCATCATCGACAGTGAATGTAAAGGGTTCAGCCAGCCCAGATTCTCACATCGTCAAAGAAATCATGCCGGGTGCGCCAGTGGTAACAATGATGCTTGGTGGCGGTGGTCAAGGAGCAGTCAACACAAAAGAGACTTGGGACCCGGCACCCCTTACACGACTTGCTTGGAATACTCGTAGAGACTGCCAAGCAGTTGTTAGTGCAACTAGTTCTACAACTGTTACGGTGTTACCTCTCAACAACAAGGCTACTGATTTACAGTCATGGGGAACATACTGCTTCCCTGCATCAGGTAAAATATATTTAGAACTCGCTGTTAATCAAGGGGAACAGAAACAATTTGCTAGTGCAGAATATACTAGCAAATCCGGCGATGTATTTACTTTCGCTAGTGGGTCAACTCATCAAGGTTCAGGTAAATTTGTTCTAGCAGACGGTAGCGAGGCAGCGAGTCTTGCTGACTGGATTACCTCTACTGGAATTGCTAAAGGTAGTGTTTTACATGTTGACGATAAGTTTAGTGAAGAGTCAATGTGTAATGACGGGACTACTATCAACGATAGGTTGTTTCAAACATTAGACACAGTTCAACACGATTATCAATTAGGTAGTCAATATGCAAGCACTAGAGCGCTGGTAGAGATACCACTGTTTGAAGACTTTTTCTTTGATAACCCAGAAGAAAGTATATTCCCCGGTCCTGATAACAGTATGAAACTACACATTGACGCTACGCATACTGCACATTCTTGGAACCCTAATCCGGTAGGCAGAAGAGCAGAAGCAGTGTTTCCACAGGACCCTGAAATATTTGGCCCTTTTTCATATACGGTTCAAAGAGATAATCATAGAAGTGGCACAAAAGTTACCAGACCATATACTACTAGCGACCACAAAATATATGTCGAAGATGCTAATATATTCCCTATACCTACTGCTCCAGCCGTTGATGTAGCCGGTATTACTGGCGGTGCTAGATACCGCAGGGCTTTCTTACCTAACGGCGAGTGGGTAATTTATGATGCTCGAAATACAACTAACCACTATTTAGAAGTTGCAGGTGCCCATGGTGATGACTTCATAGCCAGTGAAAACTTCTTTCGTGATTTAACTGTAGGTGCACATCTTACGCCTGCGCCCGGCTACCAAGATATGAATTACAACAGTATTGCTGACAATCCAAGTTTGATTAGTGCGGGATATGAAGGGCGCCGTTCATTCTACTTTGATAGGTCTAGCGTAATGACACAAGGTGGTAATGTAGACTATGGACTCAGACAATATGTTAGTGCCATTGAACTTAGAGCGGGTCCAACAACTAATCCTCATCTGCCTAAGATTGTTAGCAAGAGGCCACGAGCAAAGGTTACCTCAGTGACAGGTAGCCCCGCCACCTCTCTTACGCTAGATGATGCTAGTTTGTTTCCAATCAGTTCTCCTGATTCTGACTACAAATATAGAGTTGTATTTATAAATTCAAGTGGTGTAATTAATCGTGGGTTTTATGATAACAGAGTAGGTAATGTGCTTACTATCGTAAGCCCTGATAGCGGGTTTACTCCAGCAGTGGGCGCTGAAATATTTGTAGAAGATTTACACGCTACTTCTGCTAGCACTTGGCCTAAAGTAAAAGAAACATTTCTCAACAGGGCTTGGTCTCATCCTTATTGTGTTGGCGGGTTAAGACAAGGTGATACAGTATGGATGAATATGCATTACACTAATCCTTATGCAGTAGAAGGTTTGTTTTGTAAAAGTCGAGGAACATTAAACGAAGGTGAGGTATGGACAGGATTCAACGGCGGGATGGCTGGAGCAAACGGTAATCCAAGAGATAGCGTGCCTATAGAAAATTTCCTTATCGGAGACAGTTGTATAGAAACGGCTAAGAATCTAGTCCAACATATTAACAAAACAATTGAATTGAATTGTGCTGAATTGTTTGCAGCGACGACCACTGCACCTGTTGTCGCTTATTTAGACCCCTATCAATGCACAGATGATTTTGTTAGAATATTATTATACGATGTTAAAGGTGATAGAGAATTTATTGCATTCCAAGACTTGCACATGCAAGTTCAATCAAGTCCCGCCGCTGCTAGAATTAGTGAAGAGGATACTAACAAAACAGGAGTTGTCAAAAATGATGTTACTGATTCAGGCACACAGTTAGATGTTGCTGCTGGGTTTCCTAGTCAAAATAAGAGAATGAACACTACTACTAAATCCGACTTTATAGAGTCGAGTTACGCTCATGCTTCAACACATAATGAAAGCGTTACTGGGGGTATATCAGAACACAATGTAGGTGGACTTGATACAATCAGTAAAGGCTACAGTGATAGAACTAACCCTGCCGTGGCGCTACCGGATAGCGCTCTTCTGGAACATCAAGTGATTGACTCAACTACTAGAGAGTCTTCTACATTCTTTGATACTCCTGACGGCACTAGAGTCATACCTGTATTTTTGGCTATGAAAGGTATAAGGTCAAAGCAACTCACATTAACCGATTCTCGCTTAAACAATTTAGACCATTGGACTCAAATGGATTTCGTAAGAAGGCTGACTGTGGACTTAGGCGAGGTGTCGTTAAAAGAAGGAGTAACTAATATCGAATCTGCTGCTATAGAAGTAGTTAGGCTCATCAATCAAGCCGGTGCCAAGAATGGCAAAACACACGCCCGTAGACCAAATGACCAATATCTGGGAGAAAGCGCTCGTTTTGATTTGACAAGCGCTGGGCCTAAATCTAACGCATACAGCACTAACATCGACCCAGCAGCCACACACCTACACGCTGACTTTGCTGCAACAGCGTCTACACATGACCCGGCACCGTTTTGGGATGTAGAAAAAGCATTTTCTAGTCACGACAGGGGTAGCCATATGGGTTATGTCAGGGCTCATTTAGGTAGGGTTGTATTAGATTCTAATAACAAAAAAGGGTTTTCTGTCGTCATCCACTCTACTATACCGGGGGCTGCTGGTCGGAACTTCTGCGCTTGGTTAGATAGTAGTAAGGCACAAAGTCCATACAAGCCTCAGTTTTTGATAGGTCACGGTGGTAGGTTCAGAAACTATTGGTGTCAACCGGACGAGATAACTGGAGAAAATATGCACCCTGCACCTATGCCTATCAACAGGTTTGGTAGACCGTTTGCTCCTATTACAACATTGAAAGAGCATCTACCGCCAGAAAATCCTGCTGACCCGTTTTTCAACAATTTAAATTTAGGACCAGATAATGCTGACAGCGGAGACGCTTTGACTGTCGCTAATGTAGAGATGGTTAGTGGTAGAAACGCAAACACATTGCTCAACGAGTCCTTTGAAACCAAAAGCCCTGCCTCAACCCTAGTCGAAGGATTGAGAGTTGGTAGTCGAGCAAAGGCTAGAATAAACTTTGGTGGATTGACACAGGCAGGTATACCCGGATGGGCACCTGATGTGAGTAGGTGGGGCTTTGATAATGATGGCACTCAAGCGGTATTCAGGTCGAAATATGGCTCCTCTTCTGTCGAAGGAAGGCCCATGTCTGAGTTCACCGTAAATAACACTGGTGGCTATATACCTAAAGATGACATGAAAAAACAAAACATAGGTAAGACTCCACTTTACGGATTTAGATTTGTTGACCACCGAGGCAACAACCATACCATACGGATGGTCTACAGACAGTTCGGACAATCATTTGCTAATGATAACACATATTTACCGCCTACATTGGATGAAGAAGTTATCATTCATTTTGACGATAGAGATGTAGCGCAAGGTGGCTTTACTATAGGAAAGCATGTAGTAGGCCAAGGAGAAGTTTGTGGCGAATTGACTGGGGGCACTTTGCAGTCTTACAAAGGTAATTTGTGGAACAATTATCCAAGCCCACATGTAGGTATACATGTAACTGCGACTCTTAACGGAACAACATTAGAAGTTGTTTTAACTAGCCCGTATGACAACGGAGGCTCTTTTTCTCACCCAGATATACTAGGTTATCTTGGTTTCCCAGAATCAGGTATGTTACAACTAAGTGATGATGCAGGAACTAGTGGCGACCAAGGTATGACTACATTCTACACTAGTCGTTCTCATTTTGGTAAGTCGGGAGGTGCATCTAACAAGCACTTCTTTTACGGAGTCACTAACACTACAGAAATCGTAGATGGTGGACCGGGGCTGATATTGAGCCCAAGGATAAATTTCACTTGTCTGTTGACGGATGAGGTAATTGCTGCTGCTGTAGAACACGCTATCAATATGCCAGATGCTGGATTGGACGACATAGGCGCAACGAGTTTTGATTGCACGCACATGTTTGCTCCTGACGGTAAGACATTAGGAGAGTGGGGCGTTAGTCCTACTGCTATTAGAATAAAATCAAGAGCAGACAAAAAAACATCTTTGAGTAAATTGTTCGAGGCAAAGCGAACTAAAGACTTTGGATTGTTAGACGGTGCTTCAACAGATGCTACGGTAACTAGCAAACACACAGGAGGTCTTAGCACAGGCGAAATAGATAGTGGCACTCGATTAGATGTCGGTTACATACCTGAGACCTTACTACAGATTACCACTAAATATAGAGGTGCTAATGCCAACACAGCCACTCCTGTCTTGGTGGACAGTCAGAATAACATTGTCGACACTACTACATGGCAAAGAAATCTACGAGGTGAAAACTTCATTGATGTAGCAGGTGACAGAATTATACCTAGGGTTGATTCGCCTTCTGCACTGATAAGTGCTGCAAGCGGAACTACAAACATAGATGTCGCAGGCGGCCAGACATGGGCCTTGTTCGGTAAACTTGCATCTAACAACGCTAATAGTTGGGGCCAACCTTTCTTGATTAGATACAGTTCTGACAAATATGCTACAGTAAGAAGTGAGCCCGGTGCAAATAGCGTTACCAGAGTCATCTATGTAGGTAATGCTAGTTCTTCTAACTGGTCCACACCATCTGCCAATGACATAGTGTTCAAGGGTTACGCCAACACATACGATGCCATCAAAACAGATGGTATAAGAAGAGCAGGTAGTAAACAATCTAGCCCGTTCCTATTCTTCCGTGGAGGTCGAGACAGCCCTGACCATTGGGTGCCGTTATACTTCGGCGGTGGATTTAGCGGCGCTGTCGTAGATATTAACGACGGAACACAAAACGATTACAGTGAATTCTACACACATCCATACTCTTCTGGTCCAACAGGTAGCGCCGGTATGCAGAACATAGGCGAGGTGGCTGGTTCTTACGCACTGTTAGATACCAATGCTATGCTGGCCATGTTCCCCGGCACACCTTATCTTGACCAACACAAAGGTCAAAACAATCCACCATTCTTTAATCAAGACGCTATACTTACTTTTGACATGGCTAAAAATGCTAACAGTAAAGTCACAGGTATAGATTATACTGACGGCACTAACAGTGTAAGTGTTAACATTCCCAGCCCAATAGTGTTGAGATTTGCTCAACCGCATGCTAGATATAGCCCGACTGGAAGCAACACCCATCATACTACTTACATGATATTTGGCCCCGGTCAGGCTTTCCCTCACAATACAGCAGCGCATGAACCACAAGGCTCCCGTATAGTTACACTGGGTAACGGTTACAGTGCAGTCCCCATACACTTCAATGGCGATGCAACTAAAGATACATTTTTACCAAATCAATTAGCCAATGGTGACCAAACTGAACACAGTGGTTTCAACAGAGGTAGCGCCGAGGCTCACTTGCCTATGACTACCTTTTTCCAAAAGAACAATCTTAAAGCATTTAACTATGTTATGAACTGGCAGCCTACCAAAGGATTCCCATCAGAAGACGCTAGTGCTACTAAAAACTACAACCAAACCTTTGATAAAGCATTTTACTATGAGGGAAGCGTCGCTACAACAGCCAACCTTCCCAAACATTACCATCCGTTTAATCATGTTCCTGTAGCAATCGCAGGTGGTGCTGCTAATACCATAGGCGGTTCTAATTTCTTACAGACTAGAAAGTCTGCTGCTGTTTGGCACATGGATGGCGGCTACCATCCGGGTGGACATTTCCTCGATAACCATGTAAGTAAAAATCCAACACATCCGACAACTGGTAGATTGAATGTCGGTAATAATGCCGAACATAACACTTCTGCTTTTAGGCCATGTGGTTTGTTAGCAAAGGCTTACTTAGGCTACTACGGAGGCACTCCAACTAATCAAGAGGTTCATGACAATGTCGTAGTTGTTGACGCAACTAGGGTGCAAAACGCAGAAGAGTTGGCTACAATAATTAGCGCTTCAATCAACACATTCCCCGGACAAGACCCGTTGAAAGCAATGGGTGGAACATTCATGCCATCAATGCAGAATGCTCACAAGCAAGACAGATATGGTTGGGTTAAAACTTCAATCGTTGCATATTCAGAAGAAAACAGTGGAACTCCTGCTAGTTTAACGGTTAGTGGTAGCCTAACGACTTTACCAGAGTATGGATGGGTGAGAGTAAGTGACGGAACAGACGCTCATTATGCACCATATGTATCTACATCTTACTCTGCACCAAATCTTACACTAACATTAGGTAAAAGTCCTGATGGCGGCTCTACTAACTTAATTAATCCTCATGACAGTAGTGCGTTTAGTTTTAGCGACAGCACTGTTTACGAAGTTTACATTTGGACTAAGGCAGGGACACATAGACACAATAACGACTCAAAGAACACTTCAAAGGACCATATGTGTCAAGTGCATTATAGTGGGTTTGTGGATGCTGTAGATAGAACTAGACCAGTAGGAGCAATAGGTTGGCATGGTGAAAGATATTCCTATCTGAATTCTTTAGACTTGGGTAGCAATACTTATGCTGCTGGTTTGGGCGCATGGCATCCGTTTTTAGGATTCAATCCTTATGGGGCTGCTGAAACATGCTTGGCAGATTCTGCTCCTGTAGTCACTAATTCAGAAGGTGCTACTACTACTTTTGCGGGTGATACATGCGTCACCGGATTGTCGAGCAGGCACCTAATTGTTGTTAGTCATGAAAGTGAATTACCTTTGATAGCAAAGGCTGATATCGACGGAGTCACCTGTACCGGTGACATGTTGTTAGCCAGTCAAGAATCTAGCATAACCAAAGCAGGTACTATAGCATTTTCTACTCTACTTGTTCATAACAAAGACCGGTATGTCGGACCTGCTACTGCTGGTCCTCATGTAGAGGTTCAGATACACAAAAATCAATTTAGGCCAACTACTGCTGACGATTACCCTAGTGGTAATAATCTACCAAGCGATGCTCAGTGGCATCGAACCATACAAAGTGGTGACATGGTTAGAGCCAATGCCTGTAGATACCCAACAGGTGATTTGTTTTGGGACGAAAGTGTAGTAGTAAGTAACTCCATACACGAAAATCAATCTGATTATGCAACAGAGTGTATAGGTATTACTGGCAAAAAGCACTATCTATCATCAAGTGTTAACCAAGGTAGGACTGGTTTGTTTGGTTTTTATGCTAAAAGAAGCGCTGCCAGAAATTTTTTGCCAGAACATGTAGTTTGGAAGCGTATGGATGGTGGTAGTCTGACCATGCCAGCGTTGAACGCTCGTGGATTAGGTATGGTACCTTGGACAAAGCGCAAAGATTCTTCAAATGCGTATAAGACAGTAGGAGAGAAAATACTCGGTAATGTTAGGTTTAGTTTTGAAACTACTAACGCTGCGATGTTCCCTATTATACAAGCACAAGAATTAGGACATCCTCAACTAGCAGAACAACACCCGATAGAAGTAAGAAATGCTTTGATGATACCCAACGAACATAAGCAATTCATTAGTCTTAATGTAATAGATGACACCGGACAAGAACATAGAATCGAAGGTGGTTCGCCATTTGGCACAGTAATTATGGATTTCAGGCACATTAGTGACAGAGAAATAGAAGGCTTAGCCCCTGCCTTAGCGGGCGCCGGAGTTAACCCTAACTTAAGAATAAGGTTACCAGAACCAGATGAAGTACCCGGCAATATAGTAATCAGGTCAGGCTTTGATAGAATACAAGCATATCAAAACGAAACCGTTGGCTCTGGCGGCTTACAACACCCTGCACAAAATATTACTGAGATTAGAGAGATGTTTGAGCACGAACACATTAGCCCAAGAGTTTGGCCAACATGGGAAAACAACGGATGGGAACACCTGTCTCAAGATTCTAATTTCCCTGATTCAGAACTAGGTAAATGGACCGAGCATACTGATAGTAACCCACTCAAATCTGCGTTTGAGCCGCATGATAGGTCATTATACTTCCATGTAACTAGAATGGGAACTACTATGACACATCGACACGATTTACAAGAATTAAACTTTGACGACTATGACAAAACAAACAACGAAATTTATGTTGATAGTACCCCTATTTCTAATATTTGGAAAGATACTAGTCAGGTAAGTGGGGATAGGTATTTCTTAAGAGTTTATGACCCTACTACAGACAAAGGGGTAATCGCATCTTATACAAATACAGGCACAAAAAAATTCACTAATGTAGTTGTATCACCTGAATTTGAAGCGTTTATGATTGGAAAAACAAATCTCAAAGTTGTACCTTCTTACTATATACCTGCCGGGACAACCAGAATGTTTGCATCTAAGCGTCTGCGTGACCACAGTGAGTATAGTGGTGCAAGTCCAGATATGAAAAAGATAGACTGGTTTAGCATGTACAATTCATTACCTGCAAACACAGGTGCGTTTGCTGCCAATTCTGTGCCCAGTCAACATATTACTGCCCCGGTCATGACACCTATGCCCATACCGAGAATGGGCCATCACTATGTTACTCCTACTATGGCTCTGATGCCCGGTCATTATGCACATCCGGTGTATCAAAGAATGTATGATTTACATCAAGCATGTAAGAGTTCTAATCAATCTCTCTTTGAACAGTCGCTTATCGGGACAATTGAAACGAGTAGATTAGAATTAGACGGTGATACTGTCGCATCAGATGGTTTTGGCAGAGACCCAACGGTTTGGTTTTCTACAGCAAGTGCTGCTTATGGTCCTAGTGACATACACGGTGGTGCATTTACATTATTAATTGAGACCAAACTAAAGCACGAAGGATACGGTATAGCAGCCAGTGTGGGTTCAAACGCTGGTGATGTTAACGCAGCAGGTGGACACACACTTGTCTTAGAAGCAGCCGCTACATACACCATGAACAATCATTTCCCAGACCCGTTAGAGGTCGGCTCATATCAGATTATTATTCAGCCGAATGTGTTTAAACAACAGTTACAAGGTTTTCATCAAAATCACAGTGACCCTATAAAAGCACCTAGCGAGGCTGGTGCAAAAGTAACTGAACTAACAGGTCAGCAAGTTAACACAGTGATTGCCATAGAAAAGAATGTCAACACTAGAGGCGCTTATGCACTTATCTTAGCCGAGGCTATGATGGCTGATGTGAGAGGTTGCGAAGTTATACTAAACGAAGTTATATTAGATGTTGACCCCGACCCCGGTAGTCAATTTGCTAGTTTACCACCTCTCGCTCTTTACAATCCTCTCGGCGTTCAAGAGTCTATCAGTCCTGCTTTTACCCGCAGAAGTCTACCTTACAGACCGGGCATGTTTGTAAGTTCAACACCGGGTAGAACTTTGACCATACCTTGGTGGAGCGTTCTTCATAAAGACGGTGCTTTAGCAACAGGTGCTAGTAAATTCAAACATTTAGAATGGTATAAACCAGATAATTATTATGAGTTGTGCAGAGCAAACTATGGTGCAGTAGGTGCTCAGATAACACTTGCGGGTTACCCAACATCATTTTTAGATATATATGAAGTTCACAAAAGAATTAGAAGCCTGTCTCCTACTTGTGTGGTAAATAACGCAAGTAGTTCTGGCGGAACAAGCACTGGTGGTGCAATAACCATTGCAGATAGTTCTGATTTATTTCCAGCGTTTCCTTACTATGGTGAAAGATTAGAATATACTAAAGATGGAGTAAGGTACACTGCTAGTTATAGAAATATATTCGGCCCGCTTGGAGTGGCTGGAACGCATGGTAGAACGGTTGGTTTTGACGATGTTGTGGCAGATGCTTCCTTTTGGTCTAACATTGCAGCAGGAACAGTGCTTAGGTTGACTAGACCGTACGATAACGGTAGTGCATCAACACTCTATCTCGACTCTGATACAAGTACGATGACTAGGAACTTGCCACAATTTGCTAACGGAAGTAGAGACACTAATTCATTGCATCCAGCAGATGCTTTTTTGTGCATGTGGCATCCTAATTTAGGCAGACCATTTACTTGGTATAGTGACGACGCTTCGAGAAATATATACACCAAGGCTGGAACTGCTGATACACCCGTTGACCGAAAGCCATACAACCATGTTCCAGAACACTTTGAAACAATACATTACCACGATTTCAATTATGTAGCCAGTAAAGGGCCTTTTGCATTTGGTATGAAGACAGTAGTACCCCCTCATGACCATGACAACAACGCCGGAACTGCGTTGTCACATAACGGAGTAGCCAAAACTGCCGCACAAATTGATGCACTTACCGATGGTTCTGGAACTCTAAATCATCAAGGAGGAACTGTGGGCTCAGACAAATACAACTTCTTTGGGTTCTGGCCGGGCGGCTCTCGTGGAGGAGGCGGTGTTAGTCGATTAGATTCGTATGGTCATTCTGTTATGGGATGGGGCAGTGATACTTTTGGTATGGACTGTGAAACATATCAAGACTCAACTGGAGTTGCGACTCTCTCTTTACCTAATGACAGAAATAGGTGCTTTGGTTATAGAATGGCAGTTAGGCAACTGTACAACAGACCAAGATGGTCTCCATACATCCGTGGTTGGCTAGAAGTATCTAGTAGTAACGCAATGTTAGGTTATTACAATGGTCCTTTCATACAACAAGATGCAGGTGATTGGCGATACTTTGGTCTAGGTAATGGGCAAGATGAAGCGCTAGCATCTATCAACATAGGTATACTTGAAAGGTTAACTCAAGTTTCTAGTTTACTCGGTCAAGACCAGATTGGTCGCCAAGTTAGATATAGTGACGGAAGGAGGATGACAGCATCATTTGGCTGTCCAGTCAGAACAGTAAGAAACGCATCTACTGTGACCCGCCTTTTCCCTAACGATGAGGCTGGACAAGGTATAGCCGAGTTAGCCAGAGCACATAGACATTACATGGTTGATTGGTGGGGTAATACCCGTGGCGAAGATGTTAGGCGTTTCCCTGTAAGAGGGTTCGGACTTAGACCGTCTTGGGACCCAGAAGATGCTTACAAAGATACCAATGTAACGCACAGACCTTCTGCTACTAATCTATTCGGAGGAGATGGTAGTGATAGACAGAGTGGTAATGCAAATACAGTGAACAACGATGCTACTAACATGGGAGTAGTTGATTGGTTTAACCCAGCAAGTATGTTGAGAGTCGGTGACCGAGGAGATGGTAGAGGTTGTAGATGGCCTACAGTTTTCAACGAGAGTCTACTTATGGCTGTCAGCGAAAATCATGACGCTACTGGACTTGTATTGTCAAGTAACACAGCCGAACCTGTCTACGGACAAGGTTTGGTTAGACCAAGCAACGAGACATTGCAGGCTGGTGAAATCGAAAGAGGCATTAGCGATAGAGTAGACTTAGATTCCGATGACGGGTTACTCAAGCCTAGTGCACATGTTGGTGAGGCTATCGAAACTGTCAACGCAGACACTAGAGGTGCCGAGCCTGTTTCGAGAGATGATGTAAGATTAGGGTTAGATGTAGATACTATTGCTGAACTAAACGACGGTGTAAGTAGAGAATACATCGTTATGTCAACAGAAGCCCACAGTCTGCACACTGATAGAGAAGTAGGACAGAGAACTAACATTAGAGGCGCTTACAACTTCGGAAGCCGTACTCTCAAAGACCTAGATATGACTGCCCTTGATTGGAGTTCTGCTCCTGTCACTGGTGTCGTTAAACACTCAGATGCACATGCTATGTGGCCGCTTGGCGGTACTTATGTAATAGATTGGAGTAAACACGCCGGTAACTTAGATGTCACAGGTTGGGGTAAAGATGGGGTTACATCATCATCTAACCCTTACCAAGATAGTGACCATCAGCATCCACTAAAGGAAAATTTAAACCATTCTGATAGTAATATACAGTTTTTGTATAGACCTGCATTTGGGCTTGACTTCAAGCACAGTCAGATGTTTAGGTCTTATGTAGCACTGAAAGGTAGTAGCCCTCAAGAAAACTCGAATTTTTACAGGGCAACTGCTGGTGGTAAGTATGGTATGTTTACAAGTGATGTACCGGGTGCCAGAACAGGCACTCCAAGTAGCCCACCTTACGCACCTGTTTACACTGTAAACCCGACCAGTAGCATTACTGTTCCAGACAGTCAAGGGCCGAAGATAACCGGTGTCGATGTCACAGGTTACGACAAATCAGATATTACCAGCCCAGTTGCTAGAATGGTCATGTCAGAGAACACTCTTGAACACTTCCGAGCCGACGCAAGTCGTCGTTCTATAGATGATGATGAGGGTGATTACAGTGTTCAGCCTAGACACAGCCAGACGCTACATCCAAAAGGTAGCAAAGGGGATGCATCTTATAATACAGGGGACCATAGTGGGGAGTGAACATGGCGCTAGGTAAGAATCTCGCAACAGGTCGAGCAGATGCTGCTCAGAACACTGTGATGAAGAAGATTCGTAAGCCACGCTTTGTCGATAACGCTGTACGCCACGCCCAATACACCAAAGTAAAGGCTGGCTTTGCGGCTAACAAACCTACCAAGACGGACTTCATACCTACACCTGAGCGTAGATACAAACTCATCGAAGAAGAAGATACCATCCGTTTGCTTCACAATCCGACAGACAGTATGACCTATGAAGGCTCGCTATTCTTTGATGGTGATAAAGTCACTACAACTAGCACTCTGCCCGCACTGGTTGTTGGTAGTGAGAACCATAGTCAAGCATTAGTTATGTCCGAAATCAAGTCATCAAACAAAGGTAACAGGTATGGTTTAGAGAACTTAAAGGGTAGAAAGTTACATGATATCGGATTCACGGATAAAACTATCCGTTTTGCTCAGAAAGTTGATGTGGGTTTGAGAACTTCTGACTTAGCAATTAGGTTAGGTAATTCTTCTCATAGTTCTATCAATGGACTTAGGGTAAAAAGACCCAGCACGACCTTTGTCGCTCAGGATTTCTATGGAATAGACTCCTTGACTGCCATTAGATTTCTAGCCAAACATGATTTTTACTCGCCCAGAAGCGATAGGTTCGGCAATCTTGTTTATTCACCCCAAACTCAAGTAGAGAGAGAGTATTTGCTAACTGAAAATAGAGTCAGCGGGGGAACTACTGAAAGTAACAATGACGCTTTACCGAACAGAGTTGTAGTGAGAGGTAAGCCTAGAGCCAACAATGATAAAAATGTAGTTCAGATTGATGATTTCGGCAGTCAAGGCGACTCTGTCAACGAATTGCCCGGAGGCATTTATGCACCTACTGCACTAACTAAGGCGAGTGCTAGAAAGATAGGGCAAAACATGCTTAGAATGGCAAAGAAGGCTACCAATTCAAAAATACTAAGTGAAGTGCTGGAGGGCAGTCACATTCAGCCCGGTGATTTAGTTAGTTATCAGTCAAGAACTGATAGCGATAAGAAAATTGTTTTAGGTGGTAATTATGATTTAATAAATCGTAAATCAGAATTACACATAAACTCGGTTGACGGTACATTAGAGGATGTTCTACAGAAATTCCAAGAGGTTGACATTAGCAATACATCTGACGATGACTTTGATAGAAACAGACAATTTAGCGTCGAAGAGTTCGCCACTTCTTTTGGATTTAAGATTAAAATTAGTTGGGAGATAGCAGAAAGAGTCGATAACAACAGAGGTGTAGGCTTTAATCTCGGTCAGCCCAATAGGGATACTATACATGGCGCTCGTGTGTTACAAAGCACAGGTGTTCTGATTAACAACGGTGGAGGTCACGCCATCGGCACTACATCTTTTACTACAGACGGTGTTAACGCTAACTCTATCTTTACTACAGATAATCAACCAGTCTATACATCTAGTGGTAACAAATTAGGTCATATTCATGCAGCCAGCGTGGGTACTAATACCGTTGTCATCAAATCAAGAAGTGTTCACCCAGTGTTAGATAACGAAGAACTACTGATAAGGTCAGATACTGTTCCAGAATCCAAGAACGCCCACTTCAAGTTGGGCGCAGTGCAAAGTAGATACTTGAAAAACAGGAGAGGTTGATATGCCAATATTAGACGAAGGAACAAGATTTTTGATAGATACATTGAGAGCAAGAATCAATGAAGTGGTGTTTGGATTTGATGGCACTGTTGCTACTCAACAAGACGGCGGGATAGGCAGACCAGCAGTCGTTGTCAAACCTGATGTTAAGATAATAGACGACAATACATTATCGGTGGAAGCAAAACTGTCATTAGATGTTAGTTTCACGCTACCTTTGAGAGAGGTAGTTATTAGGTACAAAAATCCGAGCGATGATACGGATACCACTGACTTGTGTAGATACACTTACAACTCAATTGAAAAAACTAGCAATAACGAAATAAAGTTCACAGCAATTATAGAGGTGGGACAATGACTAATCCAAAAGCAGGACATACAAGCGCAACAGGTTACGGGGCTAATTCACAAGGACTCAGAGACGGAGACGGACTTACTAGTCCTAGTCTTACTAATCTATACGAAGGGTTACACGGTAACGGTATACTAAGATTGAGTGATGGTGCAAAAGGTCACTCGCTTAGAAACAGCGTTGTTTCTGGAACACCCGGATACATCACAGCAGGTAACGCAGGTCTAATTACAGTCAACGGGGGTTACTGCAAAATAGATGGTATTCTGTATAAGTTTGCGGGCGGTCCGGGTAGCACCGTAGCGTTCACGGTAAAGTCAGATTCTAACTTTTCTGGAGACTTACCAAGTAACCCGTCTTCAAACTCAGAGGTATTTGTAGTGGTATATTTAGTTGGTAACGGTTCACCGAAAGACAATGTGATGTATGAAATAGGCACACCTGTCGTGGCGTCAGCAGGAACCCCTTTGATACCTAGTCGATTCTTATCTGACCCTAGTATAACCGCTAATACAGACTCCAATCATCAAAGCACAGTCATAGCAGTTCTAAGATACACAATCAGCACTAGCGGTGTTTTAGGTAACGACCCAATCATCTTTGACCGTAGGACATTTTTAGATAACACTGTCAATTTTTTGACACCTATGACTAAGGCTGAAAATGGCAATACTGTATATCCCGGTAACTCAATTAACTCTGCCGCTGACTTAGATGCGTTCTTTGCTGGAAACGAGGGTGGTGATTTTGCTGGTAGTCCTTTCGGCGCTATATGGCAGAGTCACGCTGCTGATGTAGCGGGTAGTAGGCATGGATTGGTGTACGCTGCATCGCCTAGGAATGTTCACGCTACACCCTCTACAGATACACATGTGTTAGGGCCAAATAGATTGGAAATAATAACTACCAGTGGCAATGTTACATTTAATTTCGACCAAGGTAACATATGGATTGTCACAACCGATACTAACAGAACAATTAACCCTACAAATGATTTCCCACGAGGTCATGTCGTAGAAATATACCATGTTGCTGGAAGTCACACTTTGCATTTTGATTCTACTAGCGGTGGGCATAGTAGTAGTACAAAAATAAATGTTGATGTCGGAGTCAATAAATATGCTAAATTTGTTTATGACGGCGCTAACTGGCATAAACTAGACTTGCATACGGTGAGTTGATGGGTAGACTAATTGACATGCTCAAGCAAAGATGCGAGAACTGTAATCGTATCTCTTTACCCTTGTCGATATCAGGTTGCTATGTATCAGGTGAGCCTGTGGTCTTACACCAGTGCTCCTTCTGCGACTACATACGCTTTCACGGACAACTTGGATTCAAGGGTGTCCGTAAGCGCAAGGCTGAGCCCGTATCGAGAAGGGCTGGCGGTAGACTGTCTCGTTATCTCAGACAAATGGCTGAGAAGTTAGGAAGGTAGTTACTCTTCTCTAAGCAATTCATCAAACAATGCTTCTGCCCAAAGAAGTCTGTTGTAAACTGAAATAGCACTACTTCTCAATTCCTCTATATCATTCACTTTTTTAGCATAATCACCAAAGCCCTCTACTTCGATAAAATTCATATTAATAGCATGAATCATATCCGAGCCCATGTTTACAATTTTTGCTTGTATATTTGGATACAAACCCTTGTCATCTACATAATCAATATCAGTAATTTCTATTCCCTCGCTCTCTTCTGGTCTGTTTTCGTCGGCCATAAGTTTTGGTATACCATACTATACTTAAACTAATTGAGTAATACTCATCAGAAAGCGAGCGCATTTGAGTGGTCACTCTTCCTCTTCTTTTCCACGGAGGCACGCTAAACAATATCTAAATCCTCGGTGGGCTAGATTGAAACAGCCTCTTTTTGAGCATAGTCTCATATTTATTCCTCTTCTATTTCTATAAGTTCAACGCCCAGCCACTCACCTATAGTCCGTTGTTCGTTATTTTTTATTGCAGCAGCATGTCCTAAACTACCCGGTAGAAATTCCAAAAGATTTCCCAATTCAAAATAACAGCCTTTGGCATATCCTAAACTTTCATCATGCCACTTGCCACTGTCTATTTCGTCATATATCTTCATAATCCTTGTTTCTAAAATTGCCACCAGACTTTCGACAGTTTTTATTGTCGTGGCACCAAAAAACGCATTGTGGGCTAATGCTTTTTTGTTCTTTTCATAAAACCTTTTTCGCTTATCAGCGTTTAATTTTTGCTTTAATTTGTATTCTTTTCTTTGTTTCATTTCTTCTACTGCATTTTCGATGTGTTCTTTGTCAATTAGTGATTTCAGACTTTCACTAGCGAAGGACAAAAAGCCATCTATTTCATCGTCAGTTGCTGGAGGTATTTCGTGCTCTTCACTCAAGTTACTCACCACGCTTTCCTATGATGTCGTCGATTCGTAGTATACTGATTGTAACTTCACTAGCAGATTGAATAGCCTGCTTGACTAAATCAAGTGGCTCGAATACATCTTGCTTTTTCATCGAACAAGCACCGCCATTTTCTATATCTGGGCCGCTGTCAGTGTTACCCGCCTTGTGTTCATTTCTTAGTGTCAAGATAGTGTCAAGTGGGTCATGACCTGCATTCTCTGCAATCGTAGCCGGTATAGACTCCAATGCGTCAGCAAATGCGTCGATAGCCATCTGCTCTCTACCACCTGCTTCCGCAGCCCTTGAGCGTAAGTGTAGTGCTGCATTGAGATAAGCAGACCCTCCACCGTAAACAACTGAATCGCTGTTGTAAGCCAAACAGACTACACCGAGAGCATCTTCAAAGCCACGCTCGGTCTCGTCAAGAGTTTGTTTAGTAGCGCCTCTTAGAATAAGCGTAGTAACTTCCCCTTCGCCCTTGACTACGACATACTTCATATCGCCAATGGTCTTACACTCGGCATTACAGTCTACTGCTTCGTTCAGGTCTTCTGTAGTATGAGCGATAGTTGTGTTGAGCAACTTGGCTAATGCCGTCATGTCACTTTCAGGTATTCTGTGCACCATGGATATGTCATGCTTGGCTAATGTAGCCCCTACAACTTCATGAACAGTGTCTCTAACAAACACTACGCCTCCCTCTGGCAGAAGGTTAGTTATGGCATTGGCCTTGTCTACCCATTGCTCTCTACCTGATTGCCGCTTATATTGTTGATATTCAGCAGCAGAGCCCAGATTGAGTTGAACATTGTCATCGCTTTTGATGTCGCTTAGACCAGTGTTGATTAACAAAGCCTGACCATTTGGTAGAGTAGGCATAGCAGGTAACATGAATTCTTTGTGCAAGACTACGCCACTAAAGCAAGATGAATCGTCGAGACTACCGCCCGGTTGACACAGAACTCTGATTCTTTCAAAGTCACCCGCTGCCTTTGCTACTGCTTCTACACAGAGTTCACTAACATGCTCAACGCTTGACTCTAGTGCTTTACCTGTAATAGAAGTCTTTGCTACATTACTGAGATGCTTAGACCCCTTGAAAGCCAGTGATTGTATATGGTCAGTTGCCCACTTAGAGGCTTTTCTGTAACCACGACAAATGATATTGGCATGAAGCCCTTTGTTAAACAGAAGTTCACTGTTACCTAGTAGTTCTCCTGCCAACACTACTGTGCTGGTTGTTCCGTCGTAACAGATGTTCTCTTGCGTATTAGCCGCTTCGACTACCATTTTAGCCGCAGGGTGACTGATGTCTAACTCTTGTAGAATAGTAGCACCGTCGTTAGTAACTATTACATTACCACCGGCATCCACCATCATCTTGTCCATACCCATCGGGCCAAGTGTCGTCTTGACCGTCATTACGGCTCTTTTTGCTGCTCTTATATTATGCACTACTGCACTCGTATTGCTCTCGTTTTCGTTCATTTGTATCCCTCTCAAAATTCATTACCAGTCCACCTCGTATTCTTTGACATTTCCTGTTTTTCTACATCTTGCTTTTACAAACCCTTCTTCCATTCCATGTTTCCAAAGTTCGTATACAAGTTCTGCATCTTTCAAACAATACTCAGCGACTTTACTGTAATTACCTTTGCGCCACTCTATAGGCGCATCGTGACTGTTCATAAGTTTACCTTTATTCAAAGTATGATAACAAGCATCTGACAAGGGCACTGCGTGACCCACTATACTTTTCAGCAAAACAGATGTGTCAAAAACTTGCTCGGTGGATTTTTTCATTATCTCGCCAACAGTATAACAATCTAATGCGTCTCTAATAATAGGCAAATCAAAGTTTTTTAGATTATGACCTAATACCATACCGCCTTCACTGACATGTTTGGCTAAGTCGTCTCCTATTATTTCAGGATGCATTTTTTTGACTACGGTGTCTTCTGGTAAGTATTTTGAAACTGACTCGTTAGAATATACCACACCTTGAGTTCCATCCCATGTAGCCACCACGGTTGGCTCGAACAAATGAGTTTGACCAAAGCCACCTATGTCGTGACTAAAGTTTGCAGTCTCAATATCGAGCGCTAACATTTTCATCAATTATTCCCCTCTATACAAGCCAAGCACCAGTCGCATACAGCAACTCTCATTCTACCTTTATGACCCACAAAATAG